TGGTGTAATATCCAAATCAGGTGGATGGTATCAGATGGTTGATCCAGAAACTGGAGAAGTAGACGATAAAAAGTTTCGTGAAAAAGAAACACATAATATGGAATTTTGGGAAACTTTATTACAAGATTCTAAATTTGATGGATTTTTGAAAAAGAAATATAGAGTAGGTAACTAATGGCAATTTGGGCTTCTGATTTTATATATCAACAGAGAATGCAGATTTGTAATTCTTGTGAAGAGTTTGTAAAAACATTAAAGGTATGTAAATCTTGTGGATGTTTTATGCCTGCCAAAGCTAAAATTGCTAATCTAAGATGTCCAAAAGACAAATGGACAGAAGTTTATGGAACAGAAGATCAAGAACCAAAAACTTTGTCTTTACATAAAGGCTCAGATGATATAGAGAAAAAGAAAGAGTCTTTATTAAGACAGGCACAACATTTAAAAGATGAGTCCGATAGGTTGTTTAGAGAGGCTAAAAAATTAGATGGAACTAACTGAACAAGTTGTTATGAATTGTTTGTTTTCGGATGATGCTTATGTAAGAAAGGCATTGCCGTTTATAGAACGAGAATATTTTCAAACCGAATCCAATAAAATTATTTTTGATATGATTAAGAATCATATCGAAAAATATAATGATTTGCCTACCAAAGAATCTTTATTGATTTCTTTAGACGATATAAATGTTTCTGAAAATATTTACACAGAATGTTCTCAGTTTATAAATTATCTCCATAATCAAAGAGATGAACATAGAAATAGTGAATGGCAATTGGATGCAACTGAAAAGTGGTGTCAAGATAGAGCTATATATAATGCGGTGATGAAATCTATCAATATCATTAATGAAGATTCTCCAGAAAAAGGAAACATGCCAAAGATTTTGAGTGAGGCTCTTGCAGTTTCATTTGATAGTAATATTGGTCATGATTTTATTGATGATTGGGAAGAACGATTTGACTTTTATCAGAGAGTTGAAGAAAAAATTCCATTTCATCTTGATATGTTAAATCGTATCACGAAGGGTGGACTTCCAAAGAAAACATTGAATGTTGCACTTGCTGGAACTGGTGTTGGTAAATCTCTGTTTATGTGTGATTGTGCAGCAAACCATCTTCTAATGGGATATGATGTTTTGTATATTACATGTGAAATGGCAGAAGAAAAGATTGCAGAAAGAATTGATGCAAATCTTTTAAACACCAGCATTCAAGATGTTTCTGCAATGGCAAGAGGTACATTTGATAAAAAGATTGATCGAATCAAGAAAAAGACAACTGGTAAAATGATTATCAAAGAGTATCCAACAGCTGTCGCAAATGCAAATCATTTCAGACACTTGTTGAATGAGTTATCTTTGAAGAAGAATTTTAGACCAAAAGTTATCTATATTGATTACCTAAATATATGTGCATCTGCAAGAATTAAACCTGGCGCTGGTGCAAACTCATATACATTGATAAAATCAATTGCAGAAGAACTAAGAGGTCTTGCTGTTGAAAATGATGTGCCTATTGTGACTGCAACACAGACGACCAGAGGTGGTTATGCAAACAGTGATGTTGATTTGACTGACACATCTGAGAGTTTTGGTTTGCCTGCTACAGCAGATTTGATGTTTGCTCTAATATCAACAGAAGAACTTGAAGATATGGGACAGATATTGATTAAACAATTGAAGAATCGATATAATGATCCAAATGAAAATAAAAGATTTGTTGTTGGAATTGATAGACCAAAAATGAGGTTGTATGATGTTGAAGATGACGCACAGGATGAATTAATACAGGAAAGAACTGATAATACTTATAGAGAAACATTCTCTAATAAATCTAGCAAAAAGATAGGAAAAGTGGAGATTAAACTATGACGGACGAAAAAGAAGTAGTAAATTTTGAGGTAGACCAAGAAACTTTTAGAGTTAAACCACCAGATGGTAACATGGCTTGGATTTCTGTATGGGACAATGTTTTGTCAGCAGAAAAGTGTGAAGAAATTATTGAAGAGTTTGAAAAGGCTTCTGAATATCATAAGAAAACAGAACATCCAGAATATAGAAGTTTTACTGAATTGAATTTTTTTGATCCAGCACTTCTTTCTGCAAATCCGAAGTTTGAAGAACTATCAATGGAACTTTTAGGGAAAGTTTCCGAATATGTTGAGAGTTATAGACAACACAATAATATCGCATTTTTTCCTCAACAATGTCATAATGAAGAAGTGAGAATGAAAAAATATTTTGCTGGTTCTGAGGATGATTTCAAGTATCATGCGGATGTTGGTGATTATGCTTCTGCAAGAAGATTTCTTGTGTGCTTCTTTTATCTCAATACTGTAGAGGAAGGGGGAGAGACCGTATTTCCTGATTACAATACAAGTATCTCACCAGTACAGGGCAGACTCGCAGTGTTTCCGCCTTTTTGGACGCATCCACACCAAGCTCAGCCCGCTGTATCCAATGATAAGTACATTGTAGGTACATATCTACACTACATGTAAAATTATAAATAGTGGTATTAACTCAATATATAAAGGGTAATTCCATTTCATGGCTTATAATTATAGACCAAAATCATCCCAAGATATAAAAGATCTTGGGGTGGTAATGAGTAAAGAAAAAGTTTTGGTTTCATTATTCGAAGAAATGAAATCGAACTTTGGAAAATCTTTTGATGAATTTATTACAATAGAGACAGGTAGCGCAGGATTCGGAAACGCAAAGATTCTTAATGATTTTAAGAATATGGTCGATATAAATTCATATAAGAAAAAATATATAGGAATATCTCTTAAATTTGGAAATGGATCTAATCCAAGTAGTAATGCTCCTACTACTCAACAACAAGAATTAATTACTCTTAAAATATTTGAAGAATTATTATCTAGTAAAACAAAAAATTACAAGAAATTCGACCAATTGCTTCCGACACTCTTAGAAATATATCCCAATCTTCCATATGAAAAGTCTTGGTATAATTCGTTTGAATTGCAATTTAATCAAATCGAAAAAGAAACCAAACTACCCAATAGTACATTTGATGTTTATAATCGTGATGGTGGATTTATGGATTATATATCAAAATTAGTAAATAGTAAGTTTGATATTGCAAAGAAAGATTCGTGGAATCCTGCTGATATATGGCTTTTAAGGTCGTCTGCTTATAAAAAATACGAAGCGATGTTAAATGAAGCGGTTAGTATTCAAGAGTGTAATGCCATATTAGTTTCTGCGTATAATAATACAGACATTGTTGGTATTTCTTTGAAAAAGAATGATGGAAAAAAATTAAATTATGATTTAATAAATTTAAAATCTTCTACTAAAGAAAGTTCTGTAGACTATTCAAAGTTTCTTTTAAATATTCCATATAATGAAAAAACAAAGTCTTTTACTTCGGTTACTAGTCAATTAGAAGTAAAATACCAAAACAAAACTTATCGTATGGGAGTAAAAAGCAATCAGGCTCAAATTGGAAACATCACATATGAGTTTGTTGGAACTGGAGCTGCTGCGTTTTTAGGAAAAGTTCCAAAAGATATGTTGAAACTTGAATTAAAAAAAGATGGATACTTGATGCCAGAACACACTCATTATATGAAGTTTGATAGGAAAGATTTTGAAAATAAAATATCGGTTATAAAAAGAAATAAAACACTTTTTACAATTGATGGAAATTTAGATAAATTTGTAGACCAACTTGAAGAATCTTGGTCAAAAGGAAGAAGTAAAGATAATGTTGTTATATCTCAAATCGTATGTTTTGCATATATTATAGCAAATTTATCATTATCTAGAAGAAAAGAGTTTATAAGGGATTTATTTTTTATGGCACAGAAAAAAGGCCCAATGTTCGGCCCATTTGGAAAGTTATACTAATGAAAAGTTTTAGAACACATTTAAACGAATCAAAAGAAGGTAAAAATTTACACCTAGAACATCTTGAAGATGAAATTATTAATAATGGTATTAATGGTGCAAGAGGCGCAGTAAACTTTTTAAGAGCCCTTAGAGATATGTTATCTGGTTCTGCTACTTCTAAGATCAATATGACCGTAAAGTGGGACGGAGCTCCAGCAATTTTTGCTGGTACTGATCCTTCCGATGGTAAGTTTTTTGTCGCAAAAAAGTCTGTATTTAATGCAGTGCCATTGTTGTATAAAAGCATAGATGAAATTGAAACAACTTCCGACTTGTCGCCAAACCTAAAGTCAAAATTTAAAGTTGCATTTTCAGAGTTTTCCAAGTTGGGAATCAAAGATGTTATTCAGGGCGACCTGATGTATACTGATGAAAGAGAAGAAAAAACTTTGGATGGCAAAACTTATATTACATTTCAACCAAATACATTAGTATATGCTGTTCAAAAAGACTCTTCTATTGGAAAAGAAATTTCTGCATCTAAGGTTGGTGTTGTTTGGCATACAACATATAAAGGAAAAGATTTGCAAGGAATGACAGCTTCATTTGGAGTTAATATTTCTGGGCTCAAGAAAACATCTTCAGTTTGGATGGATGATGCAACATTTAAAGATGTTTCTGGGACTGCTAAGTTTACTGCATCTGAATTGAAAACTCTTAATGGACAACTCTCATCTGTCGGTAGAAAATTCAAAAAAATCAAAGCAAATGAATTTAATTCATTTTTAGAAATTCAGAATAAAACATTGGTGAAAGGATTGTCTGGTGCAAGTTTCAAAACTTTCTTGAATGCATACATCAGAGAAGGAAAGAATATTTCGACAAAAAATTTGAAAAACTTTGATTATTCAATGTATGTCAAAAATTATTTTGATAATAAGATAATTTCCAAATTGAAAACAGAAAAATCACGTCAAATAAAAGAAGAATTAAGAGATGAATTGGTCAAAAAACTAATCAAGTTAGATTCGGTTGTATATGCGATAGTTGACTTTATGGAAGAAATGATTGCAGCTAAAACTCTAATCGTAAATAAACTAAATAGTATTAAACAAATGACGGATATTTTTGTTAGAACTGATAATGGTTATAAAGTAACAAATCCAGAGGGATATGTTGCAATTGACCACACTGGAACTAATGCTGTGAAACTTGTAGATAGAATGGAATTTAGTTATAACAACTTTACCGCAGCAAAGGCATGGGACAAGTAAATGGACATAATAAGAATTATAGAAAGACTTAGATTGGAAGAAGGTGTTAACGATCCTTCTATTTTTAAAGCAGTATTTCTTGCCGGCGGGCCCGGTTCAGGAAAATCTTTTATTGTGGGAAAAACTGCACTTACTTCTCTTGGAATGAGAGTTGTAAATTCAGACCCAGCGTTTGAAAAGGCACTTGCAAAGGCTGGACTTGAAATGACACCAGACGATATTTGGTCTGATGCTGGTCAGACTGCCAGAGTTCGAGCAAAAAAAGTAACATCCAAACAACAATCTCTCTATGTACAGGGTAGATTGGGATTGGTTATTGATGGTACGGGAAAAGATTATGAAAAGATTGCAAAACAAAAAGCTCAGTTAGAAAAACTTGGTTATGAAACTGCAATGATTTTTGTAAACACAAATTTAGAAACGGCCGTTGCTAGAGATGCCGCGAGAAGCAGGACGCTTGGTGCCGCCGAAGTTGGTAAGATGTGGAAAGGAGTTCAAGATAACATTGGAAAGTTCCAAAGAGCATTCAAATCAAAAATGTTCATTGTTGATAATTCTGATGGCGCAGATTTTGAAAGAGATGTTATGGCAACATATAGAGCAATTTCATCATGGGCAAAGAAAACTCCTGAAAATAAAGCTGCTCAAAAATGGATTTCTGGACAAAAGGCAAAAAGAAATATTAAAGAAGAAACTTTAGAGGAACAAAAGTTTTCGGACAAAGAAATCAAAATGGCTATAGGCGTTGCATCTGATAAGCGTTATAAAGATGGTAATATGACAGGCGCAGTTAAAGCAATTGATAAAATCAAAAAAGGTTTATCTGACCACCCACAAGTTAGGGCTGTTTTGCGGAGACAAAATGAAAATATTTCTGAAGAAAGAGATTTTGTGGGCGAGACTGCCGAAATGATGATGCGCGACATGATAATCATGCAAAACAAATTAGATGAACTTATAGATGCAATGGAAGAAGAGATGGGAAGACCTCAGATAGAGAAATTTGAAATCGAACCTTGGATTGTATCTAAAATTACAAAAGCCAAAGATTACATCGATTCCGTGTATGATTATAGTATAATGGATGATCTGGATTTTGAATGATGCAAAGCTTTGCTCAATTTTTGGACGAAGGAATTAAATTCAAGTTAATCCGTGGCAAAGACATGGATGTTTTAAAGATGTGGAATAAGGGCGATAACAAATGGGTAGAATTAAGAGGCAAGCCTGGTTTTGAAACCAGATATGACCCTAAAGACCCATTACATAAAGCAATAACTGCGTTAGGAAAATCTGCTAACATATCAGATTTTATGAATGGAGATGAAGTAAGTATTAATCCAAAACATCCAGACGCTAAGAAGGCGTTGAAAACAATACAGGGTTTGATGAAATGAAAAGTTTTAGACAGTTTCAAAATATTGAAGAGATGGTAGAATATCATGTTATTAGTGAAATTCCATTATTAGATAATGTATTTCGTTTAGGATCGAATGCATTTTTTGAAACTTTTAATATTGCAAGAAAAATGTATGAAGAAGGAAAACTAGAATTCGATTCATATGATATAGAAATTCTTGAAACAGATATTGGAAAGTGGGAATTGTTTGAAAATGAACATGTCCCGCTCGATTGTCCTTTTTTGGTTGAGGAAGAAAAAGATGTAGAATTAAATTCTCCCAAAAGAGGCGGTAACAAGAAATACTATGTTTATGTGAAAAATGAAAAGGGAAATATTATAAAGGTTGAGTTTGGAGATACAACTGGATTGACTGCAAAAATTAATAACAAAGAAGCTGCTAGAAATTTTGCAGCAAGACATAATTGCGATCAGAAAAACGACAAAACAAAACCTGGCTACTGGGCATGTAGATTGCCTAGATATGCAAAACAACTTGGATTGAGTGGAGGCGGAAGCTATTTTTGGTGATACTATGAGACCTTATATGGAATGGATGGAAGAAGAAAGCTGTATTTTAAGAGAATTTAATGAGGATGTAGATAGTGAAGAATTGGTTTGGCATAGAGACAAAAATGATAGACTAGTTCGTATTATGGAATCTGATGGATGGTTTTTTCAATTTGAAGATGAATTTCCTTTTGAGTTATTGAAAGGAATGTGGTTGAAGATAGATAACCACAGATATCATAGAGTAATAAAAGGCGATAACAATGGGAGTTTATTAATCAAAATTTACGAAGGGGGATAGAATGTTTCATCAGTTGCTTGATATTCATTTATCTAATATAAAAAAGTTTGATGATGTAATGAATACCAATTATTTACAAGAATATAAAAAAATAATGTGGCATGCCCTGAATGAATTTGAAAAACCGTTGATGAGTGCTGTTTTTACAAATGGTAGACAGTGGAGAAAACTCAAAGACCAATTTTTGTATGTGCCAGAGGAAGGAACTAAAAATGACAGATGACATAGATTTTGGATTTACTGCCGTTGACGAAGAAGAGCTGAGAAGTATTGCACCTTCTCCGGCATCTAATGAAGTGTCAGAAAAACTTGAAAGCACTGGAGAAGGACTCAAGTTATTAGAATATAAAATGGACAATTTAGTTGATAAACTTGGTGAAATGTTAGACGAAGTTGAAACGGTGAAGGAATTTTATAATAACGAAAAAGTAATTGTAAATTCTAAGTTGAAAGATGTTGAAAATCTAATTTTACCTCTACTAAATAATTTGATGAAAAATAAAGAAAAAGAGTATATTTACTGGCCAAACCGCGAAGCAATTATCACTCAACAAATAAATCGTATAACGAATATAACAAGAGCAGAAGAATGAAAGATACTGTAGTTTTTACATTTGGTAGATTTAATCCACCAACAACTGGACATGAAAAACTAATAGAGAAAGTTGCTGCCGTCGCAAGAAGCGAAAAGGCGGATTTTATGGTATTTCCAAGTCAATCTACAAATCCTAAAAAAGACCCTCTAGATTTTAGAACAAAAGTTTCTTATATGAAGAAAATGTTTCCAAAATATTCTAAGAATATCATGTCCAATAAAGATGCAAAATCTGCTTTTAATATCGTTCCTATGCTATATAAGATGGGATATGAAAGATGTATTATGGTTGTAGGTGGCGATAGAGTTTCAGAATTTGAAACAATATTGAATAAGTACAATGGTGTTTCTGGTAGTCATGGTTTCTATGAGTTTGAAAATGGAGTTGAAATTGTTTCTGCCGGAGAAAGAGATGAAAATGCTACTGATGTAAGTGGTATGTCTGCATCTAAAATGAGAGCAGCTGCAGCTGCTAATAGATACGAAGATGAAAAGATTGGTGGAAAAATTCTTCAAGGATTCAAGAGTGGACTTCCAAGTAAATTTGAAAGAACGCATGGAAAGAAACTCTTTGCAGACCTAAGAAAAGCAATGAACCTCAGCGAAGAAATGATCGAATTTCTTAATTCCGTTGGAGATGATTTGCTAGAGTTTATGCAAACAGATTATATGGGATATGTAGACGATGCAACTGATAACAACCTGTACAACGAGATATATGAAGAATTTTTTGCGGAAAGAAAGGTTGCTCAGGACAAAGATATCGAAGATAGAGAAGGTACACAACCTAAAAAATACTACGCAAAAGATGCAGACGGCGATGAAATGTCAAAGTCAACAAAACAAGCTCGCGCAAGACATTTCGCAAAATATGGAAAAAAATCAGACGATTCAGACAGTTCTTACAAACCAGCACCTGGCGATGCGAATGCAAAAACAAAACCCTCAAAATACACCAACCTATATCATAAAATGTATGGAGAGGATGTATCTCAAAAACAAATAGACGATTTGGAAAAATTTGCAGATAGAATGCTTGCAAAATATGATATTGATATTACATTTACAAGACATTTTGTTGATAGAATGAATGACAATAGAAACGATCCAGAGATCAAAGTTGCAGAACTTCAAAAGTTTTTCAAAAAGATTCAGAAGAAAAAAGGTTCTCAGATCAAGGCGAACCCCGATATCGAAGCAGTTCTCAAAGACATGTCAACTAACTTAAATCTGCCTGTAGTTATCAACTATAAGAATGATGAGTTTGAAGTTGTACATAAAACAATCATGCGTAAGAAAAACTTCTCTACATCAAGTAAAGAATTAAAATACGAAGAGGTAGATATGAATATTGAAGAAAAACTTAACGAAATATCTAACATGCGCCGTTTGAAGCTTGTCAGCAAAATTAAGAATTCTGGTGTTGTAAAACAGGGTTCTATGTCTAAGGATAATAAAAAAGAAGCAGCAAATCCAGCTCAACAAGCTGCCATTGCTATTGCAAAGAAAAAATCGGGAAAATACGATGATGATGGAAATCTTAAAGAATTGACATCAGCAGAAAAAAAACTTATTGATAAAATGTATGACAAAAAAGGTAACTTGACGCCATTGGGTAAAAAAGTTATGGAATATGGTAAGAAAAATGAAAAACTAGGCAAAGATGCTGATGCTGGTGATTACATCGATGATTTTAGAAAATCAGATGCTCCGCAATTCAAAGGTAAGTCCGATGAAAAAATAAGACAAATGGCGGTTGCCGCATATCTTAAAGCAAAAGAAAAAAATGAAACTGTTGATGAAAAAATTGCAACCAATAAAGAAAGAATGAATATGGCTGCTCTTGATGCGTTAAAAAAATTGATTGCATCAAAAGGTGATAAACAGTCTTTAAAATCATATGTATATACTATCGCTAAATCTTTCAGTGGAGTGTCGGGTAAAGATTTAGAGACTCTTTATAGAAATTCTATTAAAGAACAAGTTGAACTTGATGAAGAAAGATGGAAATATAAGGGCGACACAAATTACAAAGTAGGTGGTAATCTAAGATATGATGATAAGTTAGATTACAAACTTTCAAAGGCAGATGCTGATATTTTAAACAAATACATGAAACAAGCTAAAAATGATGCAGCACGTAGTAAAGTGTGGAATATGTTCTGGGATTCAAAAGAAACAGGTAATACGGCCAAGGGCCCAGAAAAAGCGATCAAATTTGCCAAAAATTCTATCAAAGAAGAACTAGATGAACAAATCGAGGGACTTAAAAAGAAAGCAGAAAAGTCGGGTATTTCATATGGTATTCTAAAAAAGGTATATGACAGAGGTATGGCTGCTTGGAAAACAGGACATAGGCCAGGAACTACTCCACAACAGTGGGCATTTGCTAGAGTCAATTCATTTATCACTGGCGGTGGCGCACGGAAGTCGGATGCAGACCTTTGGGCTGAAAGATAGATAAATAGTAAAAAAACTGGAGAACTCTCATGACTAATAGGAAAAATATTCCCGAAGAAATTTTAGACGATGATGTAGCAGATTTCATCGGCGCAGCTTCTGCTGCGAAGGCGGCAGGAAAAAAGAAATTTAAATTTGGTGATAAAGAATATCCTGTCACAATTTCTGATAAAATTGCAAAGACTGTTAATAAAGAAGCCGTTGTTGGTATTATGCAAAACAAGGACGATGAAAAGGTTTCCAAGGGTTCACAAAAAATGGGAAGTGCAAAAAATGAATCTTTAGATGGAAGAACTAAAGCATTTAAAGAAAAATTGCAAAAGCTTTCCTATTCAGAGAAGAAAAAAGATGACCTAGAAAACGAGAAGAATTTTGATGGCCGCGGCAAAGAGTTCAAAGAAAAACTAGTCAAACTTGGATATAAAAAGCCTACTATGGAAGAAAGACTTCTAGAAAAAATGGGCAAATCTTCAACTGGTTATGATTTGTATCACAAAGATTTTTCATCTGCAATGAAACATGCATACGAATTTGCAAAGAAAAAATATGGTATTGATATTGATCCAAAAGAAATTGATGATAAAGTTGCCACTGGGCCTCGCAAACCAACATCTGGTAAAACCAATTCTTATCGTTTACTTGATAAAGATGGTAAAAAAGCAGTTCAAATTCAAGTATACAATATGGACAATAAGAAATATGAATTGAATATGTATAAAGAGGAAAAGGAATTTGAACCTCATATGATGTACGACCCAAAAACTGGTAAAGGTTATAAAGCCGAAAAACCAGAAGATCATGAACGTATGTCTAAGATGGGATATACTCATGAAAAACCAAAAATGGAAGAATTTCATTTACATGAAGCATCAATTCAAATGGTAGCAAGAGATCTCGAATCATATGCTAAAAAAGATAAAAAGGGTATGGATTATGATGATTTCATGAAAGCAGCAAAAATGATGAAAGATAATCAATTGAAAGCTTTGATTTCATTTGTGAATGATTTGGACACAGAACCAAGAGAAAAAATCCTCATGATTGTTAAGAATGTTCTTGGTAAGAAAACTGCTGAGAAAATGTTTGGGGTAAGATTTTTTGATAGTAAAATTAATGAGATTAAAGAAATGAAACAGCCCTTCGTAGTTGTTGATACTGCTGATGGTAACAAAGTCGTAGGTATGGCTTCTGATGAAAAGGGAGCAAAATCAATTATTTCCACTTCTCAACTTCCACCAATGAAAATTAAAGACAAGAAAACTTTGAAGATTGTAAAGACAAGCAAAAAACAAGATATTGGATTTCCTGTGAAAGAAGATCAAGAGGTCGATGAAGTCTCTCAAGATACTTTACGTAATTATCATGGTAAAGCAGGTGCTCAACTTAATAAATTAAGAGATAAAAATGCTAAAGGAAAGTTAACTTTTGCTGATCTTAAAAAGGGCCAAAACAGAGCAAAAGGTCTTAATAGAGCTGCTAATAAGATGGAAGAGATTGAACTAAAAGAATTTGAAACAGAGATTGATTTACAAGAAAAACTTTCTCCAGCCCAAATCAAAAAATTAAAAAGTGAATTTGAAGACCTGAGAGGAAAGAAAATCTCTGCACAGTCAGGAATGAAACTTTCCAAAGCTTTGGACAAATTGGACAAGGAACAAACGATTGCTCTTGTTAATTTAGATTTGCCATTCGTTTCTACTCTTGCTGTTAGCAAACTAATGATGAATTTTAACATGTCTCCAAGCGAAGTCAATAAAATAATTGATGGAAAAGATGAATCATTTGATCCAAAACTCAAAGAAGAACTAAAAATTAAAGAATTGATTGAAAGTTCTGATAAAAAAGATGCAGAGGAAATGAAAGAAATTGTTCTTGCAATGAACCCTAAATATAATAAAAAACAGGTTCAAAAAGAAGTTGAAAAAATGGCGATGGAGAAATATGGAAATTCCTCTCGCGCTAAAAAGATTGCTAGCTACGTTAAATAAGGAGAAAAAAATGGATTTACCAAGTTGGGCAAGGCCAAAAAACTGGATGAAGAATGCAGTTGCAACTAATCGCGGTTGGGTCAACGAAAAAACTGGAGAGATGTATAAAAAGCACTCAAATTTGAAAGACAAAATTGATGCACTTGCGCCTGCAAAACCAGCACCAAAACCAAAACCAAAACCAACATCAGCACCGAAAGATGAAGGTGTAGATCTTTCAAGTATGACAAAGGACGAATTGGAAGAGTTGGGTAGAGAACATGGAATTGAGTTGGACAAGAGAAAAACTAAAAAGGATTTAGTTGCTGAAATCAAAGACGTAATATAATATTATAAAGAACAATAATAATGGATCACTTTGAAATTTTGAATGAAAACAATGTTTTCAATTATCAGATGAAATCTTATGATAATCCTCAGTGTCATAGCATGGAAGAGTTTCTTGACGATATGAAACGTATCAAATATGTCAAGAGACTCTTTCACAAATATCACACTAAAGGTTTATTAAAAGAGAGATTGATAATAAATCATCTGGTAATTTTGTTTAATGTTTTGGGAAATGTTCCGTGTAGTAGAATTTTATTTTTGAAAATTGACAAAAATCAACACTACATCTTAGCAAGTTTTTTGCACTTTTTACACAAACTTCCAAAAGAAGTAAAAGGAATTGAGGGTAGAACTATAAATTTAGAAGAAATTGTTCTTGATAAATATATATTAGAAACATTAGGAAAAATTTAAGATGGCCTCAGTATTTAATGCATATCTAGCATATCAATTTATAAAAATTCTCACTACGCCGTGGGAAGAAACTGAAGCATATAAAAACGGCGTGGTTGATGCATCTGGAAAACAACTTAAAAAATCTGGTGATTTAAAAACGGATGCAGAAAAAAAATCTTTCACCATTTTTCATAAAATCATTTTCAATTTAAAAAGAATTCTTTCAAAGTTTCCAGGCGGAAAATCTAGAATTGCATCTTACGCAGCTGCTATGGCACTTCTTAGAGAAAATAATGAAAATCTAAAAGAAGAAGATTTAAATCTTCTTGAAAATCTTCTTATAGATTATATCAATAAACAAGAGGAAGAATTATATGAAAGTGGTATTCTTATCGAAGAGATGGGGTCGGGAGGAATAGCTAATTCGGTTGGTGATGGTTCGAAGTTAGGAAACTTTATAAACAATCCATATAAATTTTCTGGTATGCAAATTTTCAAAGTCGATCCAGATAGTTTTGATAAATTTATGAAAGGTAAGAAAAAGTATTCTCGTTGGGATAATTTTATTCGCAGAGAAGATGCTTTACATATAAGAAAATATATAAAGAACAACCCAACTAAAAGAGTTGTGTTGCAGGATTCACAAAACGGTTCTATGATTATCTTACACAGAGATTTGTAATGTTTGGTATTTTCAGTACAGCAAAAATAGCGGTAGTAGTTGTCGCTCTCACAGTAGCCGGCGGGGGCTATTGGTATGTACAAAAACTACAAACTCAGGTAAAAACTCTAGAGGCAAACCAAGTTATCTTGAGTGGTGCTATGGAGTCAAAAGATTCAGAAATTGCAAGATTGAATGCAGATATTAAAGAAGTAAAAGAAATCAATAATCGAATTTCTACAGAAAGTAAAGTCTTGAACGGACAAGTCGATGAACTTAGGAGAAAACTTTCAGAACACGATTTGGGGTTCTTGGCAGAAAACAAACCTGGCCTTGTAGAAAAAATAATAAATAATGATATACAAAATACTTTGAAAAGTGATTTAGAAGATATTATGGAAACAGAAAAATGAATAAATATATACAATTGACTCTTATATTATTTATTGGCTTGAGTATCACAGGATGTAGTAGTACACAGGAAAAGATTGTTACTGAAGAAGTTCTAGTAAACAAAGTTCCTCTTGATCTTGAAATGCCAAAACCAGTGACATGGCAAAATTTTGAATTTGTTGTGGTTACTCCTGATAACTATCAGGAAACTGTTGATAAATTGAAATCCGGCGGTAAGAGTATTGCGCTGTTTGCATTAGATGAAGATTCTTATAAGAATTTATCTATTGTAGTAAATGATATGAAAAGATATATGGGTGAACAGAAAATTATAATTTTAGAATATAAAAAATATTATGAACAATAATAAAAATAATAAGGCGCAAACTAATGACCGATTATGATTCTAGATTAGAAAGAATAGAAAGCAAGATTGATCAACTTGCAGATGCAATGATATCTATGGCTCGGGCCGAAGAAAAAATGACTGCTTTACGAACCGACCATGAAAAAATGTATGAAAGAATAAACAAACTTTCTATAAAAATGGATGAATTAGATCGGATGGCGCGAGAAAACGCAAGAACAACTGCTATATTTTTGAAGGCATTTTGGATAGTTTTTGCTGCAGCTGTATCATCTGTCGCAGCACATTTTTATCTCTGGCAATAGAATAATTATTGACAACCCCTAAAAAATAGTATAATATGAACTTTACTTACATGTGGAGTTGTGATGATATATATTGATCGAGCATACATTCAGAGATTATCCCCACAATTAGAAGGTTTCGTACAGAAGAAAAATAATCTGTACAACTTCCGTTGTCCTATCTGTGGCGATTCTCAGAAAAAAACCTACAAGATGCGTGGGTTTATTTACGAAAAAAAGAATAGTTTTAGATATATGTGTCATAATTGTGGCGCAAGTATGTCTTTTGCTAATTTCATAAAAGAACAAAATCATTCTTTATATGAAGAATATGTAATGGAAAAGTGGAAAGAAGGACAAAACAAATCTGGCCCTACTCAAAATCTTCAAAACACAGAAAAAGATGTTAAGTATGATTTTGACTTCAAGCCTAAATTTTCTACGAAATGTGTTTTTGAATATGGAGAGAAAATATCCGATTTGCATCCAACACACCCATCTAGAATGTATTGTGAGAAAAGAAAACTTCCAAAACTAGATGTATTGTATCATACACCAGATTTCAAATTTGTAGTAGATAAGGTGGCAAAAGGATATAATATTCCTAAAAATGAAAAAAGAATAGTCATTCCATTCTTTAATGAGAAATGTGAACTGATTGCCTTACAAGGAAGGAGTATGGACCCTAAAAATCCTATGCGATATATCACCATTAAGGTAAAAGATGTCCCAAAAGTATATGGATTGGATAGAATTGATCCAGCAAAAACTACATATGTAACAGAAGGCCCTTTTGATTCTCTTTTTCTTGATAACTGTCTTGCTATGGCAGGTAGTGATGTAGATAAAAAATATTTCAAATCATTTTCGGATATTGTTTTTATATACGATAATGAACCAAGAAACAAAGAGATAGTGAAGAAAATGGAACGGACTATTGACTCAGGATTTTCTATTTTTATATGGCCAAAAAATATTAAAGAAAAAGATATTAATGATGTAATATTGTCTGGAATGGACACTTTAGAATTACAATCACTTATAAGTATAAACACCTACAAAGACCTACAAGCAAAACTCACTTTTTCTGCTTGGAAAAAATGTTAATTACCACCAAAAAATATCAAAAAAGAGGATAAGCTATGTTGAAATTAGTCAATACACAAAAAGATTTGGATGCAAGAAAAATTATGTCTCAGGCAAAATTTTATGAGTCATATTCTAGATGGATGGAAGATGAAGGAAGATATGAATCTTGGGATGAATCTGTAAAACGTGTAATGGATATGCACAGAGCATATTACAGTGACAAAATTTCTCCAGAACTTAATCTATTAATTGATGAAGCAGAATCTCTTTATAAATTACAATACACATTAGGCGCACAAAGAGCGCTTCAGTTTGGTGGTGAACAACTTCTGAAACATCAAATGCGTATGTATAACTGCACTTCTTCTTATGCAGATCGTGCTGCGTATTTCCAAGAGTTGTTTTACATTCTTCTTTGTGGTGCTGGAGCAGGATTTTCTGTACAGAAACATCATGTCGCAAAACTACCTGCTATAGCAGAGAGAAAGAAACAAGCGAAAGGTTGGAAAGTAGAAGATTCTATAGAAGGCTGGGCAGATGCTCTAGGGGTGCTAATGTCCTCTTATTTTGTAGGTGGTGGAACTTTTCCAGATTTCGAAGGGCGTAGAGTATATTTTGACTTGTCAGAGATTAGACCTCAAGGTGCAGAGATTTCTGGTGGATTTAAGGCGCCAGGCCCAGAACCACTCAGGAAAGCATTAGATAAGATTGAACATCTTGTGCAATCTTTAATTCTCAGCGGCGAAACTACTCTCAGGCCAATTCATGTATATGATATTTCAATGCACGCTGCCGACGCGGTTCTGGCCGGTGGAGTTAGACGTTCTGCGACCATTGCATTGTTTTCGCATGATGATGAAGAGATGACCAAGGCTAAAACTGGAAATTGGTTTGTCGAAAATCCACAAAGAGGACGTAGCAACAATTCAGCAGTTTTAGTGAGAAGTGAAGTTACGAAAGAACAGTTTAAAGAATTGATGCAACCAATTAAAGAATTTGGTGAGCCTGGTTTTTATTTTGTAGACAATAAAGAACATACCACAAACCCATGTGTAGAAATTGGAATGTATCCTCAAATTGATGGAATATCTGGATGGCAGGGTTGTAATTTGACAGAAATCAATGGTGGCAAGTGTGTTTCCAAAGAAGAATTTTTTAAGGCGTGTCGTGCCGCCTCTATTCTTGGAACACTTCAAGCCGGTTACACAGATTTCAAATATATATCAGAAGATTCTAAAAGAATTTTTGAGAGAGAAGCCTTGTTGGGAGTTTCTATCACAGGATGGATGAACAATCCAGAGATTCTTTTAGATGCAGATATTCAACGAGAAGGAGCAGAAATTGTTAAAAGAGTTAATAAAGAAGTTGCTGCGCTTATTGGAATTAACCAAGCCGCGCGTACTACTTGTGTAAAACCATCTGGTAATGCATCTGTTCTTCTGCAAACTGCCTCTGGTATTCATGCAGAACATTCACCAAAGTATATTCGTCATGTACAGATGAATAAAGACGCTGAAGTTGCACAACTGATTGCACAGACAAATCCATACATGGTCGAAGAGTCTGTCTGGTCAAGTAGTAGAACTGATTACTGTATCGGTTTCCCTGTCATCTCTCCAAAAGGTTCTCTTTACAAAGAAGATCTATTTGGAACCGATTTGTTGAAAAAAGTTCAACTCGTTCAACAGAATTGGGTCGAAGCGGGAACTAATGTAGATTTGTGTGCAGACCCAACAGTTCGTCATAATGTTTCTAATACAGTAACTGTTGCATCGCATATGTGGAATGAGGTAGAAGATTTTCTTTATGAAAATAAAGACTACTTTGCTGGAGTTTCTTTCTTATCTGGCATGGGAGATAAGGATTTTCATCAAGCTCCAATGACAGAAGTATTAGATGAAACAGAAATTGTGAATAAGTACGGAAGAGGCGCAATGTTTGCTGCTGGATTGATTGTTGATACTAGAAAGGGGTTTAACAATCTATGGGAAGCATGTTCAATTGCACAAATGCCAATTGAACACCAAGGAGAGATTTCTGATCTTCGAGCTGAATGGATTCGTAGGTTTAAGAAATTTGCTGATAATTACTTTTATGGTGATATGAAAGATGCAGAATATTGTTTGAAGGATGTTTTCTTGTTGCATAAATGGACAAAAATTCAACAGAATTTGACACATATAGATTTTAATACGCAACTCGAAACTAAAAAATTCACAGACATTGATACTATGGGCGCGATTGCGTGTCAAGGCGGCGCCTGTGAAATAACCTTTTGAAAAAATACATAATTCTAAATAATAAAATATTTCAAAAGGGAGTAGTAAATGGAGCATATTGGATGTACAGAATGTGCAGCGGAATTTTCCGTAGAAACTCATAATGAAGAAGTTGTAAGGTTTTGTCCCATCTGTGGAGAGGCTCTTGAAGATTGTATAAATATAATCAAAGAGTTCGACATGGAAGAGGATGAAGAGTGGTTAGAAGAATAGGTGGTATTGATTACAGCTTAACTTGCCCATCAGTGTGCATATATACAGGAGAGAAAGAAGATTTTAGTTTTGAAAAATGCTTAATCTTCTTTCTTTCAAATACAAAAAAATACGAAGATTTTCAATATAAAAATATTGAAGGTTCGCAACAAATTCAAAATTGGCAGACAGCAGAGGAAAGATATGATTTTATCTCAGACTGGGCCTTAGACATTTTCATACATCATAATATCGAAGAAATAGTCTTAGAGGACTATAGTTACGGATCGAAAGGAAAAGTGTTTCATATTGCCGAAAACACTGGAATTTTGAAGTGGAAACTGTGGAATTCAGAACTAGAATATCATGTAGTGCCTCCGACAGTGATAAAGAAGTTTGCCACTGGTAAAGGTAATGCTAATAAAGAAATGATGTACGAATCATTTTTAGAAGAAACTAATGTAAATTTGAACGAAAGTTTAGAAATAAAATCAGAAAAAATAGGAAACCCTGTTTCAGATATTGTAGATTCTTATTATATTTGTAAATTAGCCCTTGACTTATAGACCTATAGTTGTTATATTATATGTGTATTAACAAATGGTAAATTCAATGAACATTTTTGTACTAGATGAAAATCCAACTGTAGCCGCACAACTTCAATGCGACAAACATGTAGTAAAGATGATTGTCGAATCGGCACAAATGCTTTCTACGGCGCATAGAATGTTGGATGGTAAACATGAGAAACGACCATCTATCTCAGGAAAACGCATGGTCGACTATTGGGTTCATCCTAACCCAAACCTAGAGAAAACTCTTTACAAGGCTGTACACTTCACTCATCCCTGCACAGAGTGGACCACCGAGTCTCTTGCAAATTATATCTGGCATTACAACCATTGGGTGGCTCTATGTGACGAATACACATACAGATATGGAAAAATACATTCTACCGATGAATTATTGCGAGAGGTTTTGATCACACCTCCAATAAACATTGCAGAAGATGGACTCACTCCATTCAAACTTGCAATGAAAGATTCTCCTCAATGTCAATTTCCAGATGATCCTGTAAAGTCTTATCAGTTATTTTACCAAACAAAGCAAGAAAGGTTCAATATGGTATGGAGTAAACGGAACATTCCAGAATGGTTTCAAAAAACTCCTTGACAGACTAGAATGAAATATGTTATAAGTAATAGTATGTAAAACAAAATAGAGACAAAATTATGATTTTGATAGATCTAAGTCAAGTTATCATTTCTAATCTCATGACTCAGGTAGGCCCCAATACTGAAGATATTGATGATGGCTTGATTCGACACATGATACTGAATAGTATTCTAAGAATTAAGAAAAAGTTTTCAGCAGAGTATGGAAATATCGTAATCTGTTGTGATAACAAAAATTATTGGAGAAAGGACATTTATCCATACTATAAATTCTCTCGCAAAAAAGAGAGAGAAGATTCTGGTATTGATTGGAGTCTTATCTTCAACACAATGAATGAAGTAAAGACAGACCTCAAGGAAGTCTTTCCTTACAAAATCATTGAACATGACCGTGTTGAAGCGGATGATATTATTGCAACCTTGACTCAGGCTTTTGCTCCTTATGAGAAAATCTTGATTATGTCTAGTGATAAAGACTTCAAACAACTGCAAAAATATCCCAATGTTTCTCAATATAGTCCTATGCAAAAAAGATATCTCGTAGAGAAAAATCCTCAAAGATATTTAAGAGAACATATTATTCGTGGTGATAAATCAGATGGAATACCTAACTTTTTGAGTGATGATGAAGTTTTTATAGAAAATCGTAGACAAAAACCCATCACAAAGAAAAACTTAGGAGATTGGCTTGATATGAGT